TCAAGTCATCGCGTAACGCCTTTAATATCGACGAGCGATAATATAACGATAGTATTTAACGGTACGAGCTATTCCATAAGCGCGGGTGAAATCCAAAGCGAACGGCTGGCGTTGGCGGTTGGATTGAATACCTTTGTTATCACGAATACACAGGATAGCGAATGCGCTTTGACAATATCCTTTAATGAGGAGATTTTATAATGTTTATCGTAACACTTATAAACGACAACGTGGAAACGGAAGTACACGGCTATAAACAAAAACTATCAAGCGGGAAAATAACGAAAGGCATTAACTCGATTGATAGCTTTTCGTTTACGTTGCGCCCGTCAAATAGCGGTTTTAATCGGCTCTATGATTTTACCACGCGCGTTAAGGTGTTTAATACGGCGAAAAATCGCTATGAATTTTACGGACGGGTATTATATTCGTCGGTGGAAATGAGCGAGGACGGAAGCATTAAAAAAGACGTTGTTTGTGAAAGTTATTTCGGCTTTTTATGCGACAGTCAACAGTTATATGCAAACACGCAAAATTGGACGGTTAGCGGGCTTTTAACGCATATTATAACGCAACACAATTCACAAGTTGAAGCGTACAAGCGGTTTGAGGTTGGCGAAATTACCGTGACCGATCCGAACGACAATTTGTATTTAGGCATCCAGCGCGAAAATACGTGGAAAGCGATAACGAGTAAGCTATTGGATAAATTGGGCGGTGAAATCCGTTTTAGAGTGGTAGACGACGTTATTTATATCGACTATTTAACGAAGATAGGCGATACGAAAGCAACGAAAATCGCTTTGTCTAAAAACATGAAATCCATTATGCGCGAAAAAGACCCGTCCGAATATATCACAAGGCTTATCCCGCTCGGCGCAAAAATCGACGGGGAAGAACGCTTAACCGTGGAAGCTGTCAACAACGGCAGTATTTACATTGACGATACGGACAGCATAAACGCGTACGGCGTTCACGTTGGGTATGTTGAATTTGACAACGTAACGACGGCGCAAACTTTATATAATAAAGCCGTTGCCTGGCTCTATGATAATAACAAAGTACGCGTTAAATACTCTATAACGGCTCTTGATTTATCCTTGCTTGGCTTGGATATTGACGATTTCGACGTATATAATTATTACCCGATTGAAAACCCGTTATTGGATATTAACGATACGGCGAGAATTATCAAAAAGAATATCGATATTTGCGAAGAAGTAAAATCGACAATCGAAATCGGCGAAACGTTCAAAACGTTAAGCGATATTCAGCGGGAACAGGCTACAAATATCCTTGAAAAAATACAATCCTCTATTGCGGAAGTTGAACAAAAGACCGACGTAAAATTGCGGGAAGAACGGACGGCGACGGAATCCTTAATCGCTCAAAACAATGAAAGCATTTTAGCGAGTGTTTCCGAATCGTATCAAAGCAAAGAGGGGCAAGAGGAATACTCAAAGGAAGTTGAAACACAGCTTGCTTTGTTAAAAAACGAAATCTTAATGAAATTCACGACAACCGAAAATCAAATTATAGAGGTTGACGATAATTTACAAAGCAAATTTACCGAAATCTATCAATATATCAGTTTTGCGGGCGGCTCTATTAAGCTCGGCGCATCCGATAGCACGACAACCTTAACGCTTGACAATGAAGCGATTAAATTTACGGTAAACGGCGTAACGTTGGGCGAGTGGACACCGCAGGGCTTTTATACGGGTAACGTAATTATTCGGTTAGATGAACGCTTCCAAATCGGTAATTTTGCGTATATTCCCCGTAGCGACGGCTCGGTAATGTTGTTAAAGGTAAGTGGTTAATTATGGCATCATATATAACGATAGGCGATTTGTTTTACAGATTAAATTATAGTGTTACAAGTCAAAATAGTAGCGGGAATAAATCGACATTAACGGTTAAACTCACTTGCGATAATAACAGCAGTAACGCTAACCATATTATGTCGGGGCTTGCCACTTTTTCCGTCAACGGGAAATCGTATAGCGCAACCGTCAATACAACAATCCCGAAAGGCGGATCAGCGGAACTCGCCCGAATAACAGGGGTTGAAGTTGAACACGATTTTTTAGGCGAATGCGAGCTAAATCTTTCTGTTAGTTATCCAAACGGGTATGTGTCGCTTTCATTGACAGCTGAACTACCGCCGACCGATAGAAGTAGTACGCTTTCGATAAGCGGCGGAATATTAGGCGTTGAGCAATCGTTTGCAATAACGCGAAAATCAAGCCGCTTTGAAAGCACGGTAACGTGGGTGTGTGGAACAGAAACGGGAATTTTGGTGGAGAACTCAACCGAAACAAGCGTCAAGTTTGTTTTGCCCGTTTCATTGGCGGCGCAAAATACAACGGGCACGACCGTATCAGTCACTTTTTCGATTGAAACACTTTACAACAATCGTACAATCGGGAGGGGTAAGACGTATGAACGTACCTTTAATATTCCCGAAAGTGTTAAACCGTATGGCGAGATATCCGTAAGCGACGTAACGGGCGTATTTGCTAAATTTAATAAGTATATAGAAAAAGCATCTAAATGGGCGATTGAAGTAATACCTATGATTGCGTATGGCTCGGAAATAGTGAGTTGTGAAATAACGGCAAACGGCGCAATCTACGCAGGCGTAACCGCAACGACGGATAAACTTATTAAAGGCAAACAGGAAATAAAAGCAATCGTAACCGACCAGCGAGGACGAATAGGAACGATAAGCGTAGAGATTGAAGTATTTGAATATCCCGTACCGCAAATAAACTCATTAAAGGTATTACGCTGTAAGAGTTTAGAGGACGGCACGGAAGATATAACGGGCGGGTTTGCACAGGTTACATTCACGGCAAGCGTTGAAGATTTAACGATAGGCAATACGCCGACGTATACGCTTGAATATAGAAAGTCAAGCGATAGCGATTATACGAGGATTGAATTTGACGAATATACAGGCGATTATTCGGTAACGGCAAATTATCGCTTTGAAGCAGAGGACACTTCCCCGTATATCGTTCGTCTTACGGTAGAGGACGGTATAGCTCGTTCGGTAAAAACTACCGTTATATCCATTGCCGAAGTACTCGAACATTGGCATTTTAGCGGTCGGGGAATTTCTTTCGGGAAAATCGCGACGGATGCGGGCGTATTCGATGTAGGTTATTTACTTCGCCCGTTCGGTGGATTTTTACCGAATACGCTTGACTATGAAACGGATTTTAACAATCTAAAAATACCGAATATCTATGTCGGAGAAATAAGTGATAAAACGGCGTATTCAAATTGCCCTATTACGAGCGGATCGTTCGGGCTTGAAGTTGTCGCCGTTGGTATAAACGGCGAGGTAAAACAGGTATTAACAGTAAATAACAAAACAGCATCAATCGTTTATGTTCGTGTATATGACAAGGACGGCTGGGGCGATTGGTTTACCGTATAGGAGAGGGGGATAATGAGCGAAATTGTAGTTGCTTTAATAGGCGCGGGTAGTGCGATTTTTGTCGGGTTATTGTCGTTTATCGGCGTAGTAATCACGAATAGAAAGGCGAACGAGGATTTACAGCATAAGCTCGCAACGGCGCAAGCTGTAACCGATACGAAGATTGAAGAACTCACACGGGAAGTGCGAGAGCATAATAACTTTGCCCGCCGTATGCCCGTAGTGGAAGAACAAATCAAAGTCGCAAATCACCGTATTGAGGATTTGGAAACGGAAGTACATGACGTTGAAAAAGAAGTACACAACATTGAAAGGAGATAAAGCTATGAAAAACTTTAAAGAATGGTTTAAGGCGGCAAGCGCGAGGGCGTTGAGAACTGTTTTTCAAACCGCTCTTGCAATGGTCGGAAGCACGGCAGTTTTTTTGAGTGACGTAAATTGGTGGGCGGTGCTTTCCGCTTCCCTTATGGCTGGTATTTTGTCGCTCTTGACGAGCGCGGCGGGCTTGCCCGAAGTAAAAGGAGAAAGCGAGAATGAAGAATAAAGCTCTTTCGTTTTGGGGTAAATCTTTTACGTGGGGAATAGTAATGTCAATTATCGGTACGCTTGCCGCGCTGGGGCTTATCCTCACGGGGCATAAGCCGAAACGATTTCATTATTTGATTTATTTTGAAGTCGGAAGCGGCTGGGGCGGCGTAAATCTCGGTCCTTTCTTCATTGTTCAAAAAGGTGCTGACCTTTCTATGAAACAACACGAAGCGGGGCACGGCATACAGAATACGAAATACGGGCTTTTTCAAGTTGTAATTGCGTTAATGTCGGCGGCTCGGTATTGGTATCGTGATTATGTTTGGAAGCATGATCCCGACAAATACCGTGCTTTGCCCGATTATGATGCAATTTGGTTTGAGGGGCAAGCGACGGAGCTGGGCGAAAAATACTTCAAAGAAAGCGAATGATGAAACTTGAAAACATCTCAAAGAGGACTTGACTTAATCAAAAAATTTGAGGGATGCAGACTAACGGCGTATAAATGCCCCGCTGGTGTATGGACGATAGGCTACGGACATACAAACGGCGTAAAAAAGGGGCAGAAAATCACCCAAAAACAAGCGGAATTGTTTTTAAGGGAAGATATCAAGAAATTTGAAAACGGCGTAAAAAAGTACGTTTCCGTGCCTTTAACGCAAAATCAATTCGATGCGCTCGTATCGTTTTGCTATAATTGCGGTTTAGGAGCTTTCAAGGATAGCACTCTACGAAAAAAACTGAACGCAAAAGACTATGCGGGAGCGGCAAAAGAATTATTACGCTGGAATAAATCAAATGGCGTTGTTTTAGAGGGCTTAAAACGCCGCAGAAACGCCGAAAAGGTTTTATTCGAGGAAATACCCGCCGCTTTCGTTTATATCGTTAAAAAGGGTGATACGCTATCTAAAATCGCCGCGAAGTATGACACTACATATCAAAAGCTGGCGAAGTTGAACGGGATTTCAGATCCGAATAAAATTTATATCGGGCAAAAAATAAAAACTAAATAAAAAAGCCGAGCAATCGGCGTTCATTACACACTTACAGGAAAGGGCTACGCGATGCGTGGCTTTTTTCTTTTTGTAAAAAATATTAAAAAAATTTCAAAAATTTTCAAAAAAGGCGTGTCAAATAGTTGTCTTTCCCCTGCGGGGGTGGGATAATATAGTCACAAGGTTGGTCGAACATATGTTCGGGATAAACCTTGAAGGCAGGCAAAAAGGAGGTGAATTAAATGGAAGTCGAAAATACGAAAAATACGACGAAGGACCTTGAAGAAGTGACCGCTACCGAAGCTGTGTTGCAAACGATTAAGGAACTTGCAGATAAGTGTGAAACGATTGAAGAGTTCCGCGAAGCGTTGGCAAGAATAATCGCCAACAAATAAAAAAAGCCCCGTTCGGCAAACCTTGAAACAATAACCGAAACGGGAGCGGGATGAGGGGGTGCGCCTGCCACCCCTCAGCCCTATATTATAGCAGGTAAGAAAAATTAAGTCAAGCGTTTTATAGGAGAAAAGAGATGAAAGGATTAGCACCGAAAGGCTGGACGGTAAACACAAACAGCGAATTGCAAGAAATTTACGATGAAATATGCGCGAAAGCAATCGAGCTTGGAATGATTGATAGCGTTCCCGATTTGTATATTTTCAAATCAACGAGAACGTGGGGTTGGGCGAATGATATTTGCTTCATCCCGTATATAGGATTGAATGAGGTGTATCTGTCAGATCCGACGAAAGCGATTACAACGATTTGCCACGAGATTGCTCATATCGCAACACCTCGCGCAAAACACGGTCCGATTTGGAAACGTGCGTTTGAAAAGCTTGGTAAACACTTCGGACTTGAACGATATGAAAGGTGTTCATCTTACGAAGAAATCGGATTGAAGATGCCCGTGCATTATAAATATGAAGCGTACTGCCCGAAATGCAATCATACGTGGCAACGGCAAAAGGCAATACGGCTCATACAACAGCCCGAAAGATATAGCTGTCCTTATTGCGGGAGCAAGCTGAAATCAAGAACCTTATAAAACAAAAGCCGTGCGGGGCGGCATATCCCCGCAAAGGAGATGAGAAAAATGAAAGCATTATTTATTGAAGGCAAAAGAAACGGCTATGCCACGGAGCAATGCGGCAAGACTTTAACGGTCGGTGAGCTTATCGAATTATTGCAAGAGTTTGACGAGGATCGCCCCGTGTATTTGAGAAACGATAACGGCTATACCTACGGAAGCATTACAGAGCGCGACATCAGTTGCGAGGAAGATTTTGAAGATTAAGGGGGTGAAAAAAATGAAGATTTTAGAGAAAGGGCAAATGCCCGACGGCACGGATATTCAACGTGAAGAATGGAAAGAAAACTACGATTTTATGGCGTATGGGGCAACGGTAGCGGCTTATCCTATTTCGAAAGAAAGTATAAATATGCCGCTCGCTCCTAAAATCGGTGAGCGGTTTAGACTTGCAATGTATTTTGAAAGTACGGAAGAAGCGGAAAATTGTTTTCAACAGTTAAAAAATGGTGAAAAATCCTTAAAAGATTTTAGAAGGAATTTTGAAAAACCTAACCGCATTGTTTGTTTATAAAGGAGAATGAATTATGAAAACATTAGGAATATACGAATATAAACAGCTTGAAAATTTGAGTGTAGAACAGTTAAAAGAGTATGCGTTTTTAGCTAAACCATTGAAAGGCGATTTCACGATTTATGCGGTGAATACGCTTCCGTATTACGGCGTGGTGGTTGCGGTGGTATGCGGGGGAAGAATAATATACACCGACCTGCAATTACATTATCGTCATTACGAGAATAGTATGCAAGCCGTCAAACGGATGCTTGAAAAGGCTCGCGAAAGCGTTTTATCAGACGAGGAATTGACCGCCCCGTTGAAAGATTATGGCGATTATCGAAACCGTATAAACTTCTTGAATAACATCGCCCCGAAGAAATGGAAATACCTTTCGATGTTTCATATCGGGGAGAGATCGGAAGAAGTAAACCGCTTTATTAAAAACGGTTACGCTTGCCGCCGCATCGGTTTTTGTTACTTTGAAACAAAAGAACCTGTTGAATACCTTGAAACGATGCTCAACGCGGTAAAAAAGTTGCACGCTGAACAAATGCAAACGGAAGAATATTTCCGCAAGGCTGTAAGTTATGAGCTGGCGAATCACGAAGCAGGGTACACGGGCGAGTATGAGGACGGGCTGGCAAGTTTGGGGCTTCGATATGAAAGATTATCCCCCGAATTTCAAAGAATAGTAGATATTGAACATCGCAAACAAATAAATCAAATTTATTAAAAATAAAAAGGAGTGAATAATAATGGAACAATTAAAAGTGAAAGAATTGTTGGCAATGTTAAAAGAAGCGGAAAAGCAATACGGGAAAGAAGCGCTGGAAATGCCTATTTATATCGGCGATGACGATGAGTTAAACGGTATTCATTGCGCTTGGAATTGTGATGTATTGAGCAAAGATGAACCCGAAAGCGCGTGGTTGATTGAAATGATTGACGAACGCGCAGGGAATAAGCCTTTCAAAATGAACGCTATTTTAATAAGCTAAAAAGGGGGATGTTATGAAAAAATATCAAGAAATGGTAAATGAATTTGTTAAAAAAGATTGGACACTTCCGACGAAACTTTATATGGTATATGAATTATCAGATCGATTAGATATCCAGCTTGAAGATGATTTGGTAGATAAACTCTTTTGTGCTTATTTAGATAGTCATAAACACGATAATATTTCGAGCTTCGTTGATGCGATTGATGAATGGACTGCGGTTCACGGGTGGAGACTTGAAACGGCAGAAGATTACAAGAAAATGTTAGACGAAATCGAGAGGTGAGGTAAGTGAATAGCAAAGAATACAAAAAGAAGATTGAAGAATTACGGGTGGAGCTTTATCCGACGGACGAGGATATTAAAAAGCGCATCGCCGAACGGTTGGCGGCAGGCGAAAAGAAAGCAACCTATATAAAGCGGTTGATCCGAGAGGATATAGCGAAAAAATAAAAAAGGTAGGGGAGTAAAATCCCCGCCTTTTTTTTGAGGAAATTTCAAAACTCGTGGCAAAAATGGTAGTCATTGGAATATTTTTCTGATATAATATAATCACAAAAAAAGGGGCGGCGGCTCAAAAGGTAGGGGAAATGGTTAAATATTTTTGCGATATATGCGAAAAAGAGGTGGGTAAGCATGAACTCCAAAATGCCTATGTCTGTTCAATACGGTGTCAGTTGTGTATGAAATGCGTAAAAGAGTTGGATGAGGAAAGGGATCGAGCGCGAATGTTGGCAGAGCAAAGGTTTTTATTAAAATATAATAAACGTTGGTAAAAGAAAGGACAGGGGAATCCCCTGCCTTTTTTGTTTTTTATAAAATACGGACTAACCGCCCTATCTCGGTGCTGACGCCTGCGCCGCCAAAAAACACCGCGTTTCCCTCTTTTAAAATCTCTCTAAAACGTTCTATTCTTCGTCCATATTCCTCGTTCATCAAATACCTGCCCCCTTCGTTTGATAAAAAAGGC